ATTGACGTTGGTTATCAGTTATATTGTAAACAGGAGAGTTTTCTCCAATACCAAAACCACCAAACATAATTTCGTTTAGTATGACATCACGGCTTTCGTTATACGCTGCTTGGTATTGTATGTTGCTAGTGTAAGCGCCATTATGTTGACCTTCGGCTAGAAAGTGTGTGTATGGGTCTACGCCATCTGGCAATTTGTTTAGGTACGCATACTCGTCGGCATTAAAACCGGGATTCATAGCGTTGACTAGGTATTGCTCTGTTGACGCATATACAGATGTTAACTCACCATCTAAACGATCAGCTTCACGTTGTAAGTCACCCTGCGCTTCAATTAAAGCCTCTTGGTTTTCTAGCAACAGTGCGTTGTCTGCTTCAATTAAAGGTACAAGTTCATTAAGACGATCTACATACCCCGCGTCTACAAGAGCGTTATACTCTTGAAGTGCAGTGTCACCAACAGCCGTTAACTCCGCTATTTCCTCCTGCATATTCCGATACATCTGACTGTTCGGATTAAATTCGTTCATGTCTTGCGAAAGTACGGCAATACGGTTTCTAGTATCATTAAAAGCGTTCCACGCTTCTTCTAATGCAGCAAACTTTGTTGTGTATTCTTCACCATTTGCTTGGAGTCGAGGACCTACTTCAAGTAGTTGTTCTCGTAGCTCTTCTACTCGTGCATAATCCCCCGATATTCTGTCTAACGTGTCACCAACAAAATCTCCTATACCAGAATCACGAATCTCATCATGTAGTTCTTCCATACCATAGGCAGATATAACGCCCATAATTTGAGCGGCGGCTTCTTCTCCAGTACCACCAGACAAGGCTACAGCCGCAGTACGTTGAAATGCAGCGGTTATATACCCTATTTCACGATCTCCAACTTCAGGGTTAGTGACAATATAATCACGTACAAGTTGAGTTGTTATCAAACCACGCGTTACTGCATTAGCCATTAACTCTGGTGTAATTTCTTGCCCAGTAAGTTCCGCAGCTAACGCAGAACCAATCATATTTTTAACGACATTGGGTATAGGTCGGGTAGTTGTTTGGCCTGTGTCAGGGTCAGTGACTTCCATCTCCCAACCCATTTGTTCGCCAATTTTACCTAAACCTGCGGATACCGCAGCGGTAATGCCTCCTCTAGCAAAGGCTTCAAGGGGGTCTTCTCCATATATAATGGCTTGTGTAGCTGCAACAGTACCTTGCGTTATTGCTGATACAGCTAACTCTTTTACACCTGCACTTAATGATTCGCCAATAAACTCATCAACAAATGGAGCGGTGTGTTGAGCAACTTCTCCACCAATCGCTTGTGATACATAAGATACCGCAACAGTTTTAAGTACGTCACCAAGGTCTCCACCATTAGCAGCAACAGATGCGCCATCAATTAGCGGTATAGCCCACGCGTTCCCCGTTGCTATAGCCACCACTTTAGCGATTGTCTCTATCGGATTATCGAGTAAGGCTTCTACAGTGTCGCCAACAAAGCTAACAACAGGTTCTACAATTTCATCGAAAACAAAATCAACAACATCCTCGATTGCACCAGCAACCCAGTCTATTACGTCTTTTACAGCGTCAACGATGAAACTCATTTACAACCCTCGCATCAGTGGCTTCTTACCAAGTCGCATGAACACCACATACTTATCGGTATTTCTGTACTTACCAATTGCAATCTCAGTATCCTGTTGGTCTGCGCGGCGCTTAAACAGCTTAAAGCCATTTAGAAACACAGGTCCATAAAACTCCGTTGTGTAGTGCGTGATGCCTTTCTGCTGTAAATACGTAAAATACTTGAAGCCATTAACAATAAAGTTTCGGCCCGTATCTACGTTAAACGCTCGCCCTACCATCTTTTTCTTGTTCTTGCCCTTACCCGTATGGGCTACAAAAACAGTATTACCAATCTGCACAAGATCGGTTCTAGGTAGTGTGAACTCAGCGGCAACTGCTGCTAGTACAACTTCTTTTGGATACTTTAGGTCTGGCATGTTGTATGCGGACATAGCAACAATTTCAGGACCTTTTAGCAATTTCTCCTTACTATTAACTAGTTCCATTTTACACCTCCCGTGAAAACAACGCAGCCGAGTATATGTTACCCATGCCAGCGGCAAGGCTGAGCATTAGGCCCTCGGGGATGGGGGCGTCAGAAGACAAGAACACAGAATCATCCTGAGTTCTATTTAGGATTTTCGGCACAAAGCCGCTTTCTAAGTCGCGTAGCAACAATCCAGTCTCCAATAGTCCGCTAGCACCCATTGTATGTCCAATACGTGGTTTGTAGGATGTTGCTACAAACTCGTTTAGAGAACGTAGGAGTGCCGATTTTTCCGCAGCATTGTTGACTGGCGTGCCAGTTCCATGCGTTTTAACTAACCTTACATCATTTTGATGTGCTTTGGCTACAAATAATGCACCTTCGATAGCTTTACTAAAGCCTGAACCGTCATCACGTTGCCCTAGAGGGTTTGTATTGTCCTCTGCGGAGCTATACGCGCCAACAAATTTAGCTAAAGGGTCAGCCATACCCGCGTGTTCCTTCTCGAATATAGCAACTACAGCGCCTTGTCCAATATGAAATCCTTGGTTCTTGGTATCAAACGCAGAGGGCTGGCGCTCTCCTTCGTCTTTGTACTGCAAACTAGCGCCTGCTTCACCAAAGAACTCTAGGACAAGGTTGTTCACACTATCCTCACCACTAAAGACGATAACCCGATCAAATCCATAGTTATCCATTAATGTTTGCATATTCATTAGTACATGTAGGCTAGATGCGCAAGCACTAGCATCTGTTGACACGTGATCGTGTACGCCGAACATACTTGCAATACGACCTGCGTATATGTTGGTTAGTACAATAAACGGTACTTTTACCTTGTAATGCAGTTTTGTATCGGGGTCTTTGTCATACCGCCCGTTATTACCCATCCAACCCTGATTACCAGCGGCAAAAATAAATCCAGTCTTACCTTTAACGGGGTTGTCAGCTACGTAGCTACGCAACTCGTCATCAATAAGACTTTCTATTAACACGTGTGGGGGGTACTTTAGCCCAGACTTTGCTCTACGAAACGTATTCGGCAAGATATGAGCGTGTTGAGGATACGGTATATCGTCAATCAGAGTAGTATCGGTTGTGCACGCTGTGCGGCACTGAGTCATGTAAATCATGCTAGCTCCTTCACAAGTGCGTTAATCGAGTCAAACTCGTCTTCTGGGTTTTTTGTTTTGTGCTCTTCGATGAACTCTTTCAACAACTGCACACTCTCGTAGGGCCACTGTTCGTTTAGTTCTTCGTCTTCGGGGATGCCGTAAGCCTCTCCAAGCACAAAAAAGGTTAGTGTTACATCTAAACTGTCGAGATTTGTTGTGTCTTCAGTTATAGCTGTTTCGAGGGATTCGGCAGGTATGAAGTCTTTAGTGACTACTTTTTGTGCTGCACCGACAGCATTAAACAACTCTAAAAAATTAAAGGTCATGGTTCGCTCCTGTTATAGGGTCCAACCAGTATAGACGGTACATTACATTAGGCAAGCACACACTATGAGTTGCTAACAAATGATATAGCAACCGAAGCAGACGCTACAGCAGGTCGTGGAGCACTAGCAGTGTGCGCGTGTAGCTCTACATTAACATCATCTGTTGCCCAAAATATCTCTACATAATCGGTTGTGGAAAGCGATAAAGAACCGTTCCAGTTAGCTATATCTTTTTTTCCATTTCCCGAAATATTGTATTCGTGCGCACTGTATACCTCATCAGTGCCATTTTTCTTGATCCATATTGATACGTTTTTAGCTGAAGAGTTAGTAGACTGTAACTGTAAAGTTGTTTTCACGTGATATACACCATCGCTAGCTACAGTTAGACGTGAGTTACTTACTACACTAACTCCACTATTAGTACGAGTTGTATTAAATGCGACTGCATACCCCGTGTTTGGGTTAGCCGCTGTTTGGTCTACAGTGCTGTAAAATACCCCATATGGAAACGAAATAAACTTACCACCGTTATCTTCAGCAAATACAGTAGATACCATTGTGACTAAACGGTTAAAGAATAGCCGTAAAATGTTACTGTTTTGATCAGTAAACGGACGTTCATAAGAATCTGGCGCTAGCGGTAAAGCAGGTGGCTCTACACGCTGTAGTTGGTTAGCCATTAGCGCCTCCCGTCAGGGCGCATGTCTACTCTAGGAGACCCAAGTTGCCATTTAACTCCAAGCTCAGTAGATGCCATTTCTATTGACATCTGTCGCCCACGAACACGTGTATTTACTTGTCCTGTAAACTGTTCAATAGGCACCGTAGCCGTACGTGTTACCGTACCTGTTGCATTACCTCCTTCGGAATACGGGCTGTTATAGCCTGACCCTGAGTTAGCGAGGGGGAGTAATGTCATCGTAGCACTAGGAGAAGCAGCGGTAGACCCTTCAAACGTAACATCCGGCATGATACGCCATACAAACGCAAATCGGTCTCCGTCATCTATATCAAACTGTCCAGAGGTAATCGTCGCTGCAATTGGTGCAGGAGTACCTGTTTGGTTGTCATCAGTACCTTGCTCATGATTAACAAGGTTATAGCTATACGTAGCCGCTAGAGGGAAATCACGTAAACCGGAATCAAGCCACGCTGTACGAGCTAAAGTACCGTAATACCACGTTTGATCTAAGTAATTAAACACCACATATTTGTCTACCGTTTCGCTATCTGCGGAGCAATAGAACCACCATACTTCATGAAATGCTTCGTTTGTACCCGCAAATACTTGGTCATACTGCAACGTATTAAAGTCTTCAAACACGTATCGACGCACATTGCAGGGGAGTGGTTGGCTACGCCCATCATACATATAGAACTTATCTTTACCCATCCAGAAAGCCACACCACTAGCAAAAGCCACGGTGTTTTGGGAGGCAATAGATATGTTATCCCCAACCAACTGAGCGCCCCATACAGCGGGTGCGCCTTGGTACTGCAATGAATACAGCGAAGAGTTGGTCCAAACGAGGACCTCTTGACGTGCTTGTTTAGCCGCAACTATCTCAGTTCCCCGTGACAGTCTCAAGGACCCCGCTTGGTTTGTAGATGCTGGCGTCCACTGTGCTACATCTTCTTGATCAGACCAACGGATGAGCATTGGATCAACTGTAGCACTGCCAACATCATTAGTACCAAAACAAAACACAAAACGGTTTATATCTGATACTAAAATCAAATTCTGCGAAGTAGGTACATTAGACGCACCACCAAGAGATGACAAGTAAACACCACGTGTATTTACTCCATTTGTAGCATCCCAGTAGAAAATATCACCCCCACGAGGGCCAAATACTAGGTCTTCACCAAAGTTAGCTTGGCTCCATAGACGTATAGCTTCGGTAGAAACACCACCCGTACCCCATACACCAGCGCCCCATGTGCCACCACTCCAGCCAGAAAGTGGGACTTCATATGGTTCGCCTGTGCGTATTTGGTACGCACCAACTACTGATGATCCACCGTTACCTGTGTCTGATGCGTTGGCTGTAGCTGTGGCAGTAATAGTATATGTGTTTGCATCAGGGACTGTTACAATCTGATACTCAGCGTTTAGCACGTCGGCTGTTATGTTACCGCCTAACGACACAGCGCCACTAAAAGTAACAAAATCACTATCTCGTGCGCCGTGACCTGCATCGGTAACAGTCAGTGTTGCTGATCCATTAGTAGCCGCAAATGTCACGTCTCCCGCAGCGGTAGTGCTACGAATAGGCGTAATGTCATTGTACCCACCACCCTGTTCTAAATAGAACTTGAGGTGCGTGCCAACGCCAATAAGATTAATGCTACCTAAAGTAACCCAGTTCCATAAAGATCGACACACCCCCAGAAACGAAGTTCCTGAGATACGTTGCCAACCACCTATTTTTTCGGGAAAGCCCTGTCTGAAGCGTACTTTATCGCACTCATACCATCCCGCTTCATCGGTG